TAATATTCTGTAATTTCATCAGTTGTGGTGGCAGGTGTTCCATCCTCTCCATCAGCAACAGCAGCATATTCAATCCCGAAGATCACCGTTTTGTCTCCTGTTTGAACAGTCGTATTCAAATAGTGAATATGCATGTTGATATTAGTACCTACCTTCCAATTTTCCGGAACATGGAATGAAATATAGCAGTTCTCCTCTGTTGTATCATCAGCCATCAATAGAGAATGTACACCAACAATACCATCACTCATTGGATCTGTAGGAGGTTTTCCGGCTGTATGGGAAGGGATAATGATTTCTTTCGTGATATCACTATGATTGATAGCCCCATCGCCATCACTGCTAGTAATTTTACCCCCATCAGGAAGTATAAAGTTCTCATTGTCCCAACCCTTTTTTGCCATATATTTGTGATTACACTCCTAATTCTACAATTGTTGCATCGTATGATGCTACCCAAGTAATGTCATCTCCAGTATTCCCAGTTCCTTGAATTTGCACGTTTGTTCCACTGATATTGAATCCATAATCCCATGCAGCATCATCTTCAGATACATGCGCTGCGGTAGTAGAACCTACTTGTGTAAGTGTCCCACCATCGTTTTTGAAAGTTCCCATGAACTCATAACTTGCCACCTCAGAACCGTCAGATTTGATTCCAACAAGTTTTGCAATAATATGATATCCAGCATCATTATCTGTAAACACTTCATTTACTGCTGTTGTTGCAACACCACTTGTAGTCCCTGTTTCACTGTCTAATTGTAACTCTCCTGATTGTGCAAGAAGTGATAAAAATCCATCTCCACCATTGATTTCAATCATTTCAGTTCCATTCGAGTCGTAAATTCTGAAGTTTCCGTCCTGACCTCCACCAGTAGCTTTTGCCCCTAGGTAGAATCCGAAACCAGCACCACTTTGATTTGTTACTGCCGCAGCAAGTGCGTCTTGTGCTACAAATTTCATTTCTGTAGTTGCAACATCTGTTGTTACATTTTCATGTGTAATAGTTGGAGTAGAACCTTCATAGATTGTATACCCAGCAAGACTGATATCACTCCATTCAGTAGATTCACCGAATATAATTGCTGATCCAGATCCTTTTGCCAGTAAAGCTAAATCTACTGTTGCGTCAGATCCAGCAGCACCAACAGTAACCACATCAGTAGTCACTCCACCTTTTAAATATACGTAATTTACTTGACTCGCAGTATTTTGAATCTCAACTGCCTTACTTGCTGTTCCATCATCAAATCCGATTTCAATTGCATTCGCAGCATTTCCTGTATATAGATTCAATCCACTACCACCACTTGCTACAGCAATAGTTGCATCACCACTATCCATATACAGCTCCATTGATCCACTACCACTGTTTACTGAAAATGTCCCATCCATTAAGAATTGAAATGCTTCTTGTCCTGCCGCACCGATTGTCATATATGCAGTTGTTGCATATGCAGATGTGTCGGTATCAGTAATATCAATCCAGAATCCTCTATAATCTCCAGCAGTTCCGTCAGTAGTTGTTGTATCATTTACTGTTTGAGCGAATTTTGCTGTGTAATCTTCATCAGCAGCATCTCCATTACCAATTGCTGCAGCATTGATTGAGTGTCCACCCAAAGATGATGTCCAAACAGCATTTGAACCATTATGTGATTGGCGAATTTGCTCACCTGTAGAACCTTCTACCGCCCATCCAAGTGTTACTTTTGCTGTAAGAAATGTAGATCCTTGGAAAATGTGACCTCTAGTAATCCCACCATCTCCAACGAAACACACTGAAGGATCAGTAATTCCATCAAAGAACCCAAGATCTAGATTGTCGGATGAGGTGTCAGCGATTATAAGACATGGCACATTTGTTGCGTCGCCTTCGGGTAGAATTACCGCTAATGCATTCGCATTTGCATCTGCCGTCTCATACTGTAACTTAATATCACTGGATGTTCCCAGTGTATATGCTTGATCGTCATCTATAAGTACATCACCAGCAGTAACGTCTAAATCTCCAGTAACAGCACCGGATACTGTAACAGCTCCAGCACTTAAATTGTCGATACTAACTGTCCATGTTGTATCCACAGGTTGAATCGTTGAACCTGATTTTGTCCACAAACTTGGAGAAGAAATACCTCCACCCATTTGTGCGTTTACAGTTGCACCAAAGAGTAGTCCGAATAAAACTACTCCTGTTGCAAGTTTTTTTGTGATTGTATTTAGCTTAAACATATCCTATTTTTTAAGCTCTAGAATCTCTACAACGATTGCTGCTGTAGGAGATTGGAAATAAATTGTTTGTTCGTATAGGTTTGCAGCATCTATCCATAATCCACCACTTCCAGCAGGGATTGTCATATAAGTAATTCCTGATTGCCCTGTAACAAAACCTATTTTAAGATCTGCCGCTGTTCGTGATCTGATCAAGAATTTTTCTGTGTTGTTTTCAATTGCGTGACTATACTCAGTATCTTGAGTTGTCGCTGTAACATTTGTCACTTCCGGTAAATTGTTACTCACACCTTCTTCACGTCCTTGTGATTTAAATACAATTGTAGCAGTTGGATCAGTTCCACCAACAACTACTTTATACCGAGAATATAAGAAGCGCGCATCTACTGTACGGCGTTTTGTCCCTGTTGCTGTGAATTGAACAAGATCTTGTTCATCCACCCAAGTATCCTTGTCATCAGAGAATTGAAGTGTCACATCAACCGTTGGAGAAATTCCTCCAAGAGCAGACACGTTTACTTTAGTATCTACCACCTTAATCTCTGGAGTTAAATCATATGCATCTGAATACTGAGTTTCTGCAGCAGCAAATGTTAATGTTTGGTTGAAATCGTTTAACATATCTATGTACTTAATAATTTACAAACTCCAATTTTAAGGTCTATTTTGTAGGACTTGGTACGTTCCCGTCACCTTTTGAAGGATCAGGTAATTCACCAGCCGCCTCTTTTTCTTCGTATGTTTCTTTGTATAAAGCTTCTAGTTCAGGGCGAGTTGCTTTATCGTTTACAGTTACTTCGAGACTTGCGAATGCTTTCACTACTTCACCTTTATTTCGCAATTTCTTTACTTCTGCAGGTGTCAAAACCTTCACTTCATCCTTCATCGGATTTGGCGCTGAACCTTTTTTACCACGTCGTTTTTTGTTGCCTTCTTTAGCTAATTCAGCTTGAAGTGCATCAAAAGCGTGACGTACTGGCTCATCTCCTTCTAAAGTCCACAAGTTGCTGTATTTAACAAGTTGCCGTGCTTTTTCTACGGTAACTTCTACAACATCCCCTTTTTTTACTGCAGTTTTTTCTCCATCACCTCTGCGAAGAAACACTCGTGTGTCATCTCCATGCCACTCAAGTTTTACAGTAGTTTCTTCTACTAAATCTTTGCTTACGTCGTATTTCATATGTTTTGTTTAAATAAATATATGTCATTGTCCCTGCCCCTATAAAGGGACAGAGCAATGTCACAATCAATATTAGAGTGTGATGTTGATTCCTGCTCCAACTGTTGCCTCTGTTAAAGAGTTAGCTGAATCAAGGATCTTGAATCCGAAGTCGAATGTTGCAACCATGCGGTATCCGTATCCTGGAACACGTACTACTTCAAGGTTAAAGTCTTGACCGAATCCGTACTGAATAGCTGGCTTATACACTGCAAGAACTTGTCCTTTAGTGTTGTTTCCACCAGTAGTAGAAACTTTACCATCTGCTTCAGTTTTAGGTACTGCACGATGCCATGCAATATCTACTCCGTATGGAGTTGGAAGCATTCCTTTTTTAGCGGTTGCTTCTGAACCGTATTTGTCTACAGTTTCGAACTCATCTAGAGTAACGATTTTGTGACGAACTGCTGCTGAAGTTAGAAAGAGACAATCACTTGGCTCAGTCGCATATTCTCCAAGAACAGATAGAAGGTCTGAGAAATCAGACGCTGCCAAAGTACCGAAGTCCTTTGTATATGAACCATTGATAGCTCGTTCACGAATACCACCGTCAATTTTCAAGTAGTATTTTGTTGAAGCAGGAGCTGCGTCATCAAGATTCACGTTTCCTGTAGCACCTGTTTCACTATCACCATTGATGATAAGTGCGTCTACAGTATAAGCCATTGCTTGTGCAATGCGGTCACGAATGTACTGCTCAGTGTTTGCAGCATTGTAACGAAGTTGGTCATCTGAAACGTCAATTTCAAGAATAAATCCAGCTTGCTCAATACTCACTTGTGCAGTTGTAGCTTTTTGTTGACTGTGATCACTTTCAGTTGCTGAACCTGTACCAGTAGTCCACTCACTACGCCCTTCAAATTCTAGATCACCTACAGAAAGCCCAAGAGCAGGAGCTGTATATTTCTTAGGTAAGTTCACACCATGATTCCCCGGTAGAAGAGGCAATAGGCGAGAACGTTGTGGCAGAATATCCATGATTTCTGCGCGGAAAGCTTCTAAAGGCACGAACTCAGTACCTGCACCAGTATTACCTGTATGCATTACTTCGTTAGCCTTTTTTTCCATGTTCGCTGTCTTTTGTTCACCACCAACAGTGATTCCAAACTTTTTGAACACTTGTAGAACATCGTTCATATGTTTATATACTTACGGTTAATAAAATTTTGTGCTTTATACTTCGGCACGGATAGCTTTTTCAAACAATCCTTTCATCCATCCACTCATTTGAGCGTTCTTTTCATCTACGCTTTTTTCAACGTGTGGCTGGAATTGACCGTTAAGAACAACAGACTTCTTATCCGGAGTGTTATCTAACTTCTCCTTCAATTCAGTGATACTCTTATGTTGCTCCTCGATAGTTTCTGTCATTTTTGACATCAACCGTACAACACTTTTAGGGAGCTGTGCTGCCTTTTCACCTTCTTTTGCTTCACGGATTACCTCTGCTTTTACAAGCATGTGAAGCTCAGAGGCTGTTTTTGCATCTACAATGATGCATTTTTCCTCTTCAGATGCTTCCGCACCTTCATCTGCAGGTTTGTCCTCAGTAGCAGATTCCTCAGTCGCAGCTTCTTCTGCGCCTTCATCTGTTGCTGGTACAGCTTCTTCCTCTGTATTCTCAGACTCTTCCTTTGATTCTGGTGTTTCATCACCTTTTTCGGATTCTTTTGTTTGCTCCTCTTCAGTAGTAGCTTCTTCAACTGGAGCTTCTTCTGTAGCCTCTTCTTCTGATTCTGAAGGTTTTTGTTCTTCAGTTTCTACCGGCTTTTCTTCTGGTTTTTGTTCTTCTGTTGGTCGATTTTCTTCATTCTCCAGGATTTCCTTGTTTTGTTTATCCATATAGATAGATTTAGTAATTACGTCTGAAAAAAACTTTTCAGCGGCTTGGTTTACTGTAAATAGGGCATGACCATTCGCAGGAGTCGTAACAATACTAATTTCAACAAGGTCAACTTCTTTAATTACACGAACTAGGTCGCTATCCCACACACTGTCTTCCTCAAAATTGAAAGGTGTACCATCTTCGTGTTGTAATTCAGTTTTTAGTGGAATAAATCCAATAGAGAACGCGCGCATACGCCCGTCACCTACTTTTTCTTTTGTATCTTCATCCATCACCTCTGCAGAGATCCACAATCCGCGTTCTGTAACTTTCGCAGATTTAATTACACCTACAGGTTTATCCGCGTCATGCTGATATAGCAAAACAGGATTCTTCATGTACATTTTTAGAGCATTAGCGAATGCTTCAGGCTCTACAATATCTTTGTATCTATCTACATCAGGTGTCGATGCATATCCTTCAATGATTACTTTACCGGTTTTTTCTTCTACCTGCTTAGCATCCATTTGGAAAAAATAGGTTTTTTTATGCATATTCTTATTCTATTGGCTTGTTATTTAAATCAACACGTCTATATCCTAGTGTACATCTACATCTCGGATTGTCTGACGCTGGTGGTCGTTTGTCTCCAGTACCGCTGAATGTCGCCTCGAAAGGTATCCATCCATCAGCTTGATTTGTTGAATGTGTAGGTGTGACTTTTCCATCTCCTACAGTAAGCCACTTTTTCTGTACAACAGCATGAGTCTCTCGTTTGTATACATCTACCATCTCGTAATTCCCAGTTTCATAAGCGTTTCCAATTTCATGTGTAGAAATCAATTCAGCTCTAGATCTAGAAAATACTCCTTCATCAGAGAGTTTACGTATCTTTGTTGCTGTTTCGCTGTATGTTTTTCCAGTTTCAGCAGCATCAAGTAAAATTGCAATGATCCGTTTTTTTGTTGTTTGTCTGATGCTTCCCCTAAATTCTGACAGGTGAAGAGTCTTCAATCGTTGTATATATTGTACAGCATAAACATTGACAAGGTCAAAACTAACTCCCGCTTCTGTCATATTAAGAATCGCATGCGCAGCTTTTGCACCCCTCAAATAAGTAGAGTTTGCACCTTTTGTTATATCTTCCGCAATGTTTTCATGTTCCGGCATATCATTTAAAAATGATATTATTTCATCCTTAAAGATTTTACGTTCAATAAACTTTACATTGTCTTCTTGTCTATTTTTAAAGAACGAAAGCTCTTGCATTTCATCTACAAGCCAAGTCATTTGCTTTTTAAATCTCTTTGCAATTTTACGTTCTAGACGTTTCTCTTGTTTACGCAAATAAACACCGTTCGGTCTTCGAAGTCCGCCCTTTTTAAACTCCACGTAATCTATGGCGGTCTTAATTGTGCGGCTTAGCTTGTCCATAGTCGTGAGCTTCTTTCATTTTTTGAATACGTTGTATTTCTTTTTGTGCTGCATCCTCTGAATCAATAAATGGTACGTTATCCATATTCAATCCAATATCTTCAAGAGGAGTAACTGCAATACCGCTGTAAATCATAGGTTTATCTACAAATTCCCCATGCTCTACTGCATCGAATGAATCAAGACCACGTTTTTGTCGTGCTTGATTGATTGTAATAATACCAAGTTGAACATCAGCGCGAGAACTCGCCTCATCCCATTGCTTATCATCAAATTTACGTGGCAGTAATTCTATTTGTATATTCTGAATACCAAATTTAGGAAGTATTTGTTTGTTTATAAACTCCTCAAAACTTTCCTCTAATGGACGAACAGTACCATCCCAGAATTGTTCTGTTTGTTCTTTACCATTTGCGAGATTAACGTTATCCACATATCCAAGAATAGATTTAGGTACTCCAAAAACAGCACAGATCTTTTCAGTAGTGAATTTACGTAGAACATGAAATTCCATATCCTTTTGACTGATACCAAGTGTTTTAATTTCTTTCATCCCAGCCATTACAAGTCCTTTATGCTTGTTTTCAGCTCCTTGATGTTGTTCTTTAAGTAATCGTACAGCACGCTCTATCTCTTCATCAGTAGTTCCCTCTTCCATCATATAAATTGCTCCCGGAGTAGCATCATTCAAGAAGAACACATAATTGTTAATTAACGCTCCAAGATCAGTCCGAACCTCCCAGATAATTGTTTCAAGTGGAGACAGACCAAAAACAGTACTATTTGGATCTTCCTCTGTTTTCCATTGCACAACTTCATCCGGTTTATATTCAACCTGCTTAGTTCCAACTCTTTGCACCCACATCAAAATTGTACCGTGTTTATCTGTAACAGCAGACAATGTACGTGGATCAATGCGTTCTAATGACATTGGTAGACCAGTACCTTTTGAGCTTTCAACATGAAAATATGCATTCCCGGTAACTTGCTGATCTCTTACAGCCAAATTCTTCCAGCTTCTAAATGTTCTATTAAAATTCAATGCCTTTTCAATTGCTTTTACTTCGGATTTGTCGGGGTCTTTGTCTGAATCATGTTTATTCACCCATTTATACCCAGATGAACCTACATTTTGCTGTAGCTTTTTTACACAACCATATACATCTCCATGATTACGCCATGATGTAAAAAGAGCATCCACACTGATTCTTACTTGGCTAATATCTATTCCACCAACTCGTGTAGAAATCCTCCCAGAATATAACCCTGAAAAACCTGAAGATGCTTTTTTGTCCAATAGCTGCGCCATGCGCAACAGAATTTTGTCTCTTAATCTCATACTTTGTGTATTGAAAATGAAGAACGGGGCAAGCGTGCCACCTTTAATGCAATAGCAGATGCCATAACAGCATCATCTTTGCAGCTAGTTTTAGCTTCTCGCTTACCGTCATCGTTTGTAATGAAAGTTTGCATTTGTGATTTAAGTATAGCAGAATTTATTTTGATTGTCTTGTCAAGGACTAAATCTTCGAACTCATCTAACATTAAATCGCGTGAACGTGAATTTGTAAGCCAACCCAGCTTCTTTTTTTTCTTCT